GTAATTATAGGTAGGCCTATAAGTGAGCCCTTATAGTCATCCATTACACTGTATTTAGGTATATGTGCTACTAATGGATCTAGTGAATATACAGAATCAGTCTTTACTAATTCAGTGTCTTTACTATCCATCTCGTATATTTTCTCGCCCTGTTTGTTTAGCGGAAATATTGTCCTATTTATAACAGTAACTTCTAAAAATCTCCAGCTTATATATGGTGTATCAGTGTCTTGTAGTGAATTTACGCTGCCCATACGTGCGACTGCCGCCCAGAAACCGTCATCCTCCAACTCAGCTTCAGTTCGTTCACGCTCTAAAACTACATTGAATGATTGACCTGGATTTAATCGTTTATTGGTAACTATGTCCTTATGAGTTGCTAATAATTGTTTAACTAGATTTGTTTGTTTCTGTGGTTTACCATCATCCGTGCCAGGAGTAACTGCAGTACCGTCAGTACTAAGATCCATATTCACGTCAAGTGCTGCTTCACCAGGGGATATAAAATGGCATGTACAAGTATAGCTACCATTATCATTTAGTGCGAATGTAAAGTTATCAACTTGGCCTTTATACCCAGTAACACAGCCGCGGTTCTTTTTAACGACTTTTTTAATATCTGTGTGAAATGCAGTGAATGTACTGCCTTTAGAAATACCGTCTGCGCTGATGTTTGTTCTGTCGCCTTCATCTGTTACTGACCAACCGAATAGTACTGCAGCACTACGACCTAGTTGCATATATGATTTGCTCATGGCCTCTAATTGATCATTTGTCCAACACGTATAGTTTACAGTCACTTCTCTAAGAGAACCCAAAGAACCTTTAAAGCTTACACTTATAGAATCTATTCCGGGCTCAGGAGTATTGAATTGAGTATCAACTGCATTACTTTCTAAGCCTATTTTTGACCCGTCAGAACCATAGAATATAGCCCATGTTTTACGTTTAGTCCAGCCGGAGGCTTTACCTACTTTTGCACGATTATCTAGCCAAGTGCCTGCTGAACCTATACTTTTTATAATACCCATTAGCCGCGATTGTCATTCAAGTCTATGTATGATTGTATAATTGTATCAATTGACATAGGTATTCTTATCTGTAAACCTGGATCTACAACTAATGATCCTTTGCCAATTGAATTTGCAGTGGCTATAATCCACCATAATGATATATCATCGTAGTAATTAGCTGCTAAAAGATCAAGTCTGTCACCTTGTCTACTTAAAATATAAATGTCATTTTCAGTTCTGGGTACAGCAGGGTATATTATAGATCTATAAACCCTGGGATTTGAATTTACTTCATAATCTTCATAACGCTTCATTATGCTGCTCCTTCAATAAATTTAGTAGTTGAATCAAAACTTCCTAACATTTTTCCAGATATTGCAAGTCCGTATAACATTGGTAATTGCTTACCTGTTGTTTCACCACTGGCTTGATCGCCTAAACCGATGTCCCATGATGTATCGCCATCAACAGTAACTGTTATATTTTGAATTACTACACTTTGATCAGTAATATAGTCGCCAATTGTGAGCTTTAGTATTTGGCCTTTGGCCCTGTTTGAGCTAATACTTGGTGAGCATTCTTGAAGTAGCTTATTGACTTTATTTGTATTAGCCTGTGAGTCTTTTGCTGAGAAAGCTGGAATCTTTAGATCAAAAGAAAACGCACGGGATGATTTACCAAATGCGTAATTGGGTGATGAATTACCAACGTAACTATATTCACTCCAATCGAAACTTAATGTATCTGTAATTCCGCCTTCTAGATATGCTCTGAATTGCTGTGAACCTAGCATGAATAGTACAAGATCATTGTTTGGATCATTATTTAACGCGTCCTCTTGATCACCATTTAGATTACCGTAGTTCGGCAATCCTAGACGAGTGGCCATATTATCACTATTATAGTCAGGAAGTGTTATACCGTGGTAATTAGATTTCTTTCTAAAATCCGGGAATTTATCGTTTGGACCGTCTTTCTTTAGATTCTGATATGTTAGTGTTTTATATTTAGCTAAACCATATTGCTCTTCAGCACCACTGTCTATGTTATATCTATTTTTATTGACAGTAACAGGTCCTTCCTTTCTCTGTGTACCGTCAGGATATATCGGCTGGCCCATTAGTGTAGCATGCTTACTTTGGAATAGACCGGTACTTAAATATGGACTTATGAAAGTATTGTATATTGTAGCATCTTTAACAGCAATGCCTGTCTCAGATGTAAGCCATATAGTAGCACCTATACCCATAAAACTATTAGGACCACCAGGTCCAGCACTGACAGGGCCTATAGGACTTATAGAACTTATAGTAACAGGTTGTCCGGGCATAGTTGGTGTTAATAGATATTGACCGTACATTTGCGTTTGTAGAATACTTAGCCTGTTAGTAAGTGTAAAAGCATCTGTAGGTAGTGGATAATCGAGACCTAATGGCAAGCTCCAATGTTTGCCAAATGGAGCAGTAAGTGTATTTAAAGGTGTAGATAATGGATTAAACAAACGCTGGGTTTTCATAGCATTCATTTGGAAAAATCCAAGTGTTTCAGCTAAATGAAGTAGACCCTTAGTACTAGCTAATGTCTTGGACATCCTTATAACATCAACACCTGCATTTACAGCTCTGTTTATCAAATACTGGTTTGGATTTGGATCACCGTTTTGTATGCCCTTAATGATATGTGGACCGGGCATAAACAAGTCAGACATAACATTAGCTTTTTTAGCTTCAGCTCTGATATTTTTAAACTCTGCCTCACCTATATGAGTAGTATAATACTCAGTTAATCTTTTTGCAAAGTCATCATCCGCTAAATCACCGAAAATTGGCATATTATACTCCTATAGGGGCTCTTGCTAATGTTAATACGTCACCAACTTTACGTCCATCCAAGTTAATAGCACCGCCGGCTTTTACAACTGATATCAATTCATCGAGCTTTTCAATTACCGAATCAGATGAGGATGTTGCAGCAGGAGAATCTGATGATGCATTACCAGTTAAAGCACCTACAACAGGCGCTAAAGATCCCAATGCTAATAATGCTGGTAATACAGGTGTTAATATAAGTAAACTAGCGGCCATAGTTGATATTCCAACTGCTAACAGTCCAAATGTATAGGCTAATGCAACCAGTCCTGGGATTATCATTACTAAGCTCAGTAAAGAATCTGTCATTGGTAACATCATGTCAAACGCCTTAGCCATTTCTTGAAGAGCTTTACCAAGTACGTATACAGCGGCAGCTACAATAACCATAGCCGCTGCGCCAGCTATTATTGCGAGTGCACCTACACCAGAGGACATAATAAAACCTAGAGCTGCGACTGCACCGGTTAAAGCTAACATAGATACAACGGCCATACCTACTGCAGTCCAACTTACTTTCATAAATTCTTGTACTGCTTTACCAAATACAAATACAGCGCCTGCTACAATAACCATGGCTGCAGCTCCCTTTATAAGTGACATTGGGTTAAGATTGCCAATCATCTTCATCATTCCACCACCACCGCCCTTTGTTTTGGTTCCTTCAATCTTGTTTTGGGCTATAGATGTTCCAAGTATAGCTTTTCTCATGCTCCATTGCATAGCTAATGAAGCTAGCATTGTTCCAGCTGTAGCTAGTCCAATAATCATTTCTGCATTTTCTGCGATAGTAGTCATAAAGCTCTGTTCGTTTATTTCGCCAGTTTCTTTATAATTTTGTAATGCTTCTTCAGACAGATTTGCAATCTTGTCTTGATTGGTTATCATTTTTCGGGTATCTGCTACTGATAATCCAACTGCATCAGCTAACGATTGTTGTGCAACTGCACTTAAACCAGTAAATTCTTCAAGACTGCCTACCTGACTTGTTAATTCTTTAGTTAATGTTAAATAGTCACCAGCAAATGCAGCTTTTCTAGCTTCTTCCAAATTCAATTGTCGGCCTAAGTATACTTCAGCTTCCATTTGTTTAGATATTGAATCATCTATGTTTAATAAGTTGCCTGCTGCTGTGGTTATAGATGACATTTCAATACCAAGTTTCTTAGTCGCTATACTTGCTTGTACAAATGCTTCTGCTCCTGCTTGGCCAAAACTTGCAAATGATTCTGTATCTGCGGCAATGTCATTCATAATAGCTTGTGGTGCTACATTATTTGCAATAGCTAAACCCTTAACGTACTCTTGCATAGATTCAGAACCCTCAAGAGTACCGCCAGCAACGTCTTTCATCACTGTTTGTAACTTAGCTGCTTCATTTGCACCTAGACCCCATCCTACACTTAATTCAACGGCATTAGCAGTAGCTTCAGCAGTTGCATTGCCAAGATCGCCAGCTTGTTTGTTAAGAGCTACTGCTGCTTCTACTGCTTCTGCTTGAGTCGCACCATACAGCATATTTGATTTGGCGGCTAGTTCTGCATTGGCAACTAATTTAGCAGATTGACCAACAGTCATTCCCTGAGCTTTACTAAGATCCCACGTAGCTTTTGCCGTATCAACTACATACTTAAGTAGCAGGCCTGCTGCAAGAGCTGCTGCAGCATATGGACCGCCTTTTGCTAATGCAGTGCCTATTTCACTTATGCCTTCCATTTGGGATTTGACACTATCCTTGATCTGGGCCATGGCTTCTTTAGAAGTCATGGTACTGGATTCGATAACCCTCATGGCACCAACTTGCTTTTCTAGATTTTTCAATTGGCTGATGTATAGTTCGTCTACTTTATTGCCTAGTTCGTGTTGGGCGTTAACATAGTCAAGTTGAGCTAGTCTAACAGCATCTAGTTTTTCTTCTGTAGATAATTGGCTTTCAAGAACTTTAGCCAAATCTCTTGATACTTTATGTTCTTGATGGGCAAAGGGTCCACGCTTTTTAGCACTGTCAAGAATTTGATCTGATAAAGCAGAATATGCGTTTGCAGCCTTTTGAACCTTGTCCTGCGCTTCGAACAGGGCTTGTGTTTCAGCCGTTAAATTTCTAACGTTTACTACGTCTTTGTCGGTTATTTTGCCTGGTTCTTTAGCCATGAGCGATTACACTAAAACGAGTTTATATAATCCATTACGGCTGGATCTGGTTCTGTACCGAACTCATCTTTAAATTCTTGTGCAAATTTATTTTTAGCCCAATCAATGTCCTTAGCAGCCTGTTGCAGTTTTTTATTTTTAGATACTTTACGCTTTGTAAGACGGTCTTCTATTTTAGACATAATCTTATCTATAAACCCTTCAGATATCACAATATTTTTTCTACGTTTTGACATATCTATTCTCCATGTAAATAAATATCAGAAGACTCGGGTTATTTAACGGCGCTTGGCTTTTGATTGTGCTTTCTTTATCTCATCAGACTCTTTCTTTTTACGGTCCATAAGAGTCCGGAAATAAAATAGCCTAAGATGTACTGGCATAGTGTATAGATCTGCGTGATTCCATCCACCTTCGCCATAATAGACCATATCAAAGATCTGAGTGTGTAGTGCTGGGCCGTAGTCAGGCCCTAGGCCAAAAAAACTCAACAGTCATGGGTACTTGCATGTCTGTAATTTCATGATCACATTCTGAACATTGGAAATAGAAAGACATATCAATATCAGGAGACGTTTGTTCTATTTCTTTTCTGAAAGCTAATGTGTCTCTAGATAGAAATTCAGTATCTACAAAGTCATGAATAGCCTTAACCGTTTCATCACCGTCTACTGATGTTATCATATACTTAAAACGTGTTGACATTTCAGGATTGACATTAGATGAAAGTCGTCGTTTTTTTGTTGATTTAACAGTCGTAGTTATTTTACCTTCATCACCATGTGTTAAAAGCTTCCATGTAATAGTCTTTTTACTTACAGGCAATACGAACGTAAAGTTGTTTTGACCCGGTACAAACTTGGTTTCATCTATTTCTTTTTCAACCAATTCAGTTAAATTGACAGTTAACTTGTTCTTTTCGCCACAAGCCGGACATTCAATTTCAACTGGATAATCTGCACCATATCCTAAAATACGAGCAGCTATCATAATAGCATTCTTGTCACCTACTACTAAATCGTTGTAGTTGATAGGTGTAACAATTAGACTTTTTAAAAGAGCATCTATTACTAGGCCCTTTTTGATTAAATTTTGACTTGTAAGAATATCTTCTTCTTTAGCAGTCATATACTTCATTTCAATCTTACCAGTAGATAATGGACTATCTTCTGGATATACTAAACCCTTGGATGGTAGTTCAATTGTCTCAGTTGGAAATTTTGAAGTAGAAGCCTTATTAATATCTTCACCACTTTTGATTACGTCATTAATCAATGATTTTTTTAAATCTTCGTCTGAAATATTACCTGGATATTCGTCTGTAACTTTTGCCATTGTATTCTCCTTTATAACTTTATATATATAAATATCACCCGACATAAAAAAAGCTCAGAAAAACCGAGCTTAATTTATTAGTATGTGTGTAGTATTAGTAATTCAATACTGCGTAGTCATATCTGATATCGCAAGATACTAGTACAGGTGTATGATCATCTTCCCAGTTGATTTCACCAAAGTCAATGTTAATTAACTGTGCACCAAATAACTTCCATTCTTCAACCTTTGCTCCAACTGGATCTAACATATTAAATACTATATCCTTCTTGTAAAAGGCTGCATATCCATCACGTCCAGTAACTGATTCATGATGTAGTCTTACCCATTCCATAACGGCTTGTGCTGCAGAAGGTACAATAGGATCATAGATCTCTACTCCACTCATTGCCTGCCAGCTAGATCGTCCTTTCAAGTATCGCTCTACGTTGATGTGCTTTAAAGTTACTTCAGCTTGTGCTAAAGCAGGTCTTGAAGCCTTTCTTACTAAATAAGCAGGAATACCATCAATATACATGACAAATCGATTTTGAGTTTTAGGCTCAAATCTATTGAACATTAATTCATGTGGTTCTACTGTGTTGATTGCCATTGTGTTCTCCTTCTTAAATAAATATCTTAGTCTTCAAAACTTGCGCCAGTTGGTAAGATATTAAAGTCAATAATGATAAATTCAGCCGATTTAGCAGGTTGGATGAATATACCACCTCGTAGTTCGTTTCTGTCAATTACATCAGGTGTATTGTTTTCTTCGTCCATTTGGATTCTGAAAGCATATAGTCCTTGTTGTTCTTGTACACTTGACATATAAGGTTCTACTTGATTGATAAAGCTGTTTCTAGTTACAGCTGTATTGTTTTCGAATACCAATCTTCGACTTACTGCACCGATATATTTTTTAAGATCAATCAACAATCTTCTAACATTTACTCTATCAAGAGCGGATGCTTTCTTTTGAAGCGTTTTCTGACCATATGCTACTACACCTTCACCTGGGAATGAAGCAATCGGGTTTACATTACCTTCATACAATGTATCTCTTTGTGAGTGTGTTAGTTTGTATTGAGGTTGTACAGCATTTTCAATACCACCTCTGTTAAGTCCTGCTGGAGCAAACCATTCATGACTTACTTTGTCATTAAATGCATATACACCGGCCATCATTGTAGATGGTGGAACCCAAGAATATCCGCCTCTTACAGTATCAGGTATCATAATCCATGGATGGTACATAGCCGCGTAGCTACTATCTACTTCAGCAGCTTCTGTTACAGCATCTGAATTAGCCATTGCATATCGTACTGGATCAACTATAGCAAAGCAATCGCCTCGGTTTTCACATGGGTTAATAAGATGTGTACCTATCATAGTTGCATGGGATTGTTGATTTAGTCCAGGTGCAGCGATTATGTTAATGTCA